TAATGGCGCAGATTTACCAGAGACACAGATACAGGGAATACTTGCAGGCTGGAATTCAGCGCGTAGAAATCGTAGTACGGCATATTTAACCTCTACTCTCACTGCAGAAAATATCGGCTTTAGTCCTAAAGAAATGGGCTACGTAGATTTTAGCCAATACCTCGCTACTGAAATTAGCCGCGCGATGAACGTACCGAGCTACCTAATTAGCGCGGATATGAATAACTCTATGACCTACCAAAATATATTAGATGGTCGTAAAGAGTTTGTCGCTTATTCTCTGCAGCCTTATATTTCAGCTATCGAGGATCGCCTCTCTATGAACGATATAACAAATAGCTCTAATCAGGTACGGTTTGCGGTAGACGATACGTTTTTACGTGTTGATGCAAAAGATCGTTTAGATATTATCGAGAAAATGTTAAATCTCGATTTGATAGATGTAGACCAAGCTCGACAAATGGAGCAACTAACACCGCTAGGAGATGCAAGTGCTACTAACGTTTAGTCAAGAGATCCAAGCTGCAGATACAGAGCGCCGGATCGTATCCGGACTCGTCGCACCTTATGGCGAAGTCGGACACACTAGCGCAGGCCCGGTAGTCTTTGAGCGCGGCTCAATTTCGATTCCGGATGCAGAGAAAATAAAATTACTATCGCAGCATCAACAAGATAAGCCGGTAGGCCGCGCTATTTCGTTTAGCGACTCTACCGCTGGGGTTTATGGATCCTTTCGTTTGAGTATGAGCTCTCGGGGACAAGATGCTCTACTCCTTGCGCAGGAAAATCTCGTAAGCGGCTTATCCGTAGGGGTAGATGTAACTGCCTCTAAGCCGATGGGGGATTACTTGCTCGTCACCGCGGCAGTCCTAAAAGAGGTATCACTTGTCGAGAGTGCAGCCTTTTCTAGTGCCTCGGTCGATGAAATTATGGCTGCACGTGCAGAGCTAGAGGCTGCAACAAGTACAAAAGAAAAAACTACTACTATTTCTACGACTATCGTAGAGATCGAAACAGAAACCGAAACAGAAATGGAGGAGGCCGTGACCACTGCCCCTGAAAATACACCGGATGAAACTCCGGTAGATGCACCGGCTGAGGCTGAAAAGGTCGAGGCTGCTCGCAAGATCATTCGTCCATCAGTACTCGACTCTCAGCGAGTCCGTACACCTATCGTCTCTATGCCTACATATACAGAGCATAAAATTAAAGCTGCACTCGGTAGCGAGGAGTCACGCCTATACGTGACCGCGGCCGACGATAGTTTTTCTACAAACCCTGCGTTTAACCCTACTCAGTACCTTTCAGAGTTTGTAACAAATACTCGATTTGGAACTCCTGCAATAGATGCCTGCAGCCAAGGCACCTTGCCGGCTCAGGGTATGAATATCTCAGTGCCTTCACTTGTTACCTCAGCTGGTGGAGGATCAGGCGTAGCGCCTACCGTCACAGTAGAGGCCGAGGCTGGAGCCGTATCTAATACAGGTATGGTTACAGAGTATCTAACAGGTACAGTATCCAAGTACGCCGGTATGAACACGATCTCGGTAGAACTACTAGAGCGCTCCGATCCTAATTTTTACGCTGAACTAACTAATCAGCTACAAAATGCTTACCTTACGACTATCGACACTGCGGTACTTACGGCTCTACTAGCTGCAGGTACATACGCCTCAGCTACTACGGCTGATAGTGACGGAGTTATCGCTTATAGCTCACAAGCTGCAAAGCTTGTCTATGAGAACACCGGTTACTTTGCGCAGAACTACATCGGTAACGGTGCACAATGGCAGCTACTAATGGGCGCTACAGATACCACAAAGCGACCAATTTATAACGCTATCCAACCAATGAACGCAGCCGGACAGGTAAACCCGGGCTCTATCCGCGGTAACGTGCTCGGACTCGATCTCTACGTAGATCGTAATTTTGCGCAGACTGCAGTAGATGATAACTCTGCAATTATCCTCGCTCCTGAGGCGTTTACGGTTTACCGTGGACCTCAAGCTTATATGAGCGTAAACGTCGTATCTAACCTACAAGTACAGGTAGCTATTTACGGCTTTATGGCAACTATCGCAAAAATGCCTTACGGTATTATTAAGTTTGCGAAAGCATAAGCAAAAAAACTAATAGTCGGTAGGGCTCTTAGCCCTTTGAGCCCTACCGGCCCTTTTTAAGATAGGAGTAAAGAGATGCCGGCTACATACGTCACCGAGGCAGAGCTACGCGCTAACCTTGGTATCGAAAATCTTTACTCAAGCGATATAGTCGAAACGTGCTGCCAAACGGCGCAGGATCTCCTAAATCAGTTTTTGTGGTTTGCCTCAGCTCCGGTAGTGGGCGTAACGTTACAAAATAACGTAGCTACCGCGATGATCGCTAACCCTATGATCTTTACTACCGGGCAGTCCGTAACCTTGAGTGGATGCGGCGCAACCTTTAACGGCACCTACACAATTACCGGCACGATGCCGTGGAGCACCGGTACGGTTAATCAAATACCTAGCCTTATATGGAACCCTTATACGTGGAACTGGCCTAGCGGCTATAGCTTTATCCAATTTACAAAGACCGCGGCCGATGTTAATTTTCAGCGCGTATTACCTTATGGCTCAGCCGTAGGAGCAGATACTAAAACTAATTCATACGCGACCACCCCTGCAATAAGAGAGGCCGCAATGATCCTAGCGGTCGATATTTTTCAGGCCCGGCAAGTCAGCCAAACCGGAGGCGTGTCGATCGACGGGCTGAGCCCTAGCCCTTACCGTATGGGTAACTCAATGATCGGCAAGATCAGAGGGCTAATATCCGGCTACCAAAATCCAAACTCGATGGTGGGCTAAATGGCTGCCGCGATAACTACCCTACGTGGCTCACTAGCTGCAGCTTTAGATAACCCTAATTCTTGGAATACTTATAGCTTTCCACCTCCAACTATTACGGCTAATAGCGTTATCGTTGTACCCGATGATCCTTATTTAACACCGAGCAATAACACCTACGCGACTATCTCGCCTATGGCTAACTTTAAGATTATTTTGACGGTGCCGATGCTGGATAACCAAGGCAACCTAAACGGGATCGAAACCCTAGCGGTAGCAGTGTTTAATAAACTGGCTGCCTCAAATATCGTAATGAATGTTGGCAGTCTATCAGCTCCTACCGTACTAGACGTACAAAGTGGCACGCTGCTTACCGCCGATTTCCGTATCTCAATTCTCACGAGCTGGAGCTAATAAATGCCATATACAGAGGATGACCTAAAGTTTTTGCGAAAGATCGGGCAGATTGTAGACGAGCCTAAACCGGTCAAAGTAGCAAAAGAAAAACCAACAACAACAACTACTGAAAGCGAGGAATAGGTCAATGGCCGTATTCTTATCAAATGGAGTGGTCGTAACCCTTAACTCGGTAGACCTCTCAGATCACGTAACAAGTGCAACTATCAACCGCGTATTCGAGGAGCTCGAAGTTACAGCTATGGGCGACTCTGCGAGACGTTACGCTAAGGGTTTGGAAACCTCAACCGTAACGCTGGACTTTCTAAATGATACTGCAGCCGGTGAAGTACTTGCTACCTTGCAGGCAGCTTGGGGTACTACAGTACCTCTAACACTTAAGCAGACAAGCGCAGCTATTTCAGCTACTAACCCTGAGTATCAAACTACCGTACTCGTTAATAACACTACAGATATTAACGGGGCCGTCGGAGATATCTCTACTCAAAGCATTACGTTTACTTGTAACTCAGTTATCGTAGTAGACACTACGGTATAAGAAAAAGAAAAGGGGCAACAAATGGCACGACTCAAAATAACAAGGGCTAACGGTGAGGTAACTGAGCATCAGATTACTCCACGTATCGAGTATGCCTTTGAGCTCCACGTAAAAAAAGGTTTTCATAAAGCCTTTATCGAGGATCAGAAACAAACGGATGTTTACTGGCTGGCTCACGAGTGCTTACGCACTGCCGGAGTAGTCGTAAAACCTTTTGGGCCCGATTTTCTCGACGAGTTAGTAAAGGTCGAGGTCCTAGACGACGAACCTTTAGACTAAGGCGAGATTCCCTTACTTATCAAGTAGCTCAGCTATCTATTAGGTTAGGGATCTCGCCTCAGTCAGTACTCGAGCTCGATACCGAGATGTACAAGATGTTAATACAAGTGTTAAACGATCAAGCTAAGGAGGCCGAGCGATATGCCAGTAGAAGTAAAAGGCGTTAAGGCTACTCTTAAGGCTATCCGTAAGGTAGATCCCGAGCTACTAAAAAATATGAACGCCGAGATCAAAGCGGTAATGATCCCTATTAGAGATAAGGCTCGCGGTTACGCTCCATCGCCTCAACCCGATAACCTTTACGGCTGGAATGAAAACACCGTAGGGCAAAAAATTACGGCTCGTAACTCGGCTTTTAGGACTTTTAACAGTGAGGGCCGGTTACGCCTTTTTCCGCTTTATGATTATGAGACGGTTAAAAAAGGTATTTACTACAAAGCTGGCGGCAGTGATAAAAACCGTAACGGATGGCGAGCTTTGTACTTTGTAGCTAACAAGTCTGCAGCCGGTGCGATCTATGAGACTGCAGGCCGAGCTAACGATCAGTCACGTAACGGCTACCGGTCAAATAACCCGGGCGCTGGCGCTCACTTTGTAAGTCGTATGGGCCCTCTTTATGGCAATAGCCGCGAGGAGCGCGGTCGTATGATCTTTAGAGCGTGGGCTGAGGATCAGGGTAAAGCTCAGGCTGCAGTAGTTAAAGCTATAGAAAAAACTATTAACGCCTTTAACCAAGGCTCATACACAAAGGCGGCATAAATGGTAAGCAAACTGCCAAGTATGGTCGTAAGTGCCGTAACTACTTTTGATGGTAAAGCTCTTGCTAAAGGTGAAAAACAAGTAAAAAGTCTTGGCAAAAGCGTAAAGCAATTAGGGGCAGCTTTAGGTATATCTCTCGGTGCTAAGGCAGTAATAAATTTTGGTAAAGCTGCAGCTAAAGCTTTTGTCCAAGATGAAAAAGCCGCGTTTAGATTAGCCAAGTCAGTAGAAAATCTCGGCCTAGCTTTTCAGACTCCTAAGATCGAGCAGTTTATTTCTGATCTATCTCAGGCCGCCGCCGTTACCGATGACCAATTACGGCCGGCGATGCAACAATTACTACAGACCACGGGCTCAGTAACTAAATCTCAAGAGCTCCTAACTCAGGCCTTAGACATAAGCCGCGGCTCAGGCGTGGAATATGAAACCGTAGTTTCAGATTTGAGCGCGGCCTACCTTGGCCAGACTAAGAGTTTATCTAAATACTATCTCGGCCTTACTAAAGCCGAGCTAAAGGCGATGACCTTTAATGAGATACAGGCTAAACTAAATAAACAATTTACCGGCTCTAATGCAGCTTACTTAGAAACTTACGCCGGTAAGTTCGAGCTGATCTCAAACGCAGCCGGAGAAGCTCAGGAGAAAATAGGCGGCGCTTTAGTCGATGCTTTAGTCTCGGCTTTTGCCGCTGGAGATCCTCAAGAATTTGTAAGCAAGATCGAGGACTTAACAGTAAAAATAGCCGATATGGTCGGCACTGCCGTATTTGGTTTTAAGGAGCTTTACTACTTAACAAGCGATCAAGCTATTTTAGCCTCGCTAAATCCGTTTGATGATTACGAAAATCAAGTATCGCGGATTATTGACGCTCAAGAGAAAGCGTTTAAGGCCTCGTTTAATCGTATTAAAATGGGCTATGTAGGATCTATGGCCGTAGGTATTTATCCAAGCGCAGCCGATGAGGCTAAGCGTAAGGCGGCCGAGGCCGCTGCCCTCAAACGCCAAAAAGAATTAGCAGCGCTACAGGCTAAAGCAGCCAAGGCAGAAAAGGCTAAAATAGCCCTTACTAAAGCCGAGGCCGCTTTTGATAGTACCCGGATCTCGCTAGCTGCAGCTCTTAGAGCTACATACGATAAAGAGACTAAGCTACGCCTCGAAGCTCTAATGCTGATCGAGGAAAACAAGGGCGACGAAGCTCTAAAGAAAATCGACGAGATCGCTAAGTTTCAGAAAAACGCAGATATGCAGCGCTTGGCTGGAGTGGACACGATTAGTAACGCTACTCTCCAAGCCCTTAACACGCAGCTACTTACAGAGCTAAAGGTTATTAACTCTAGCAAAATGGCCGAGGGCGAAAAAGAGCTAGCGCGTGAGGAGGCGTTTAAGAAATATAACGCTGCGATAACGGCTGCCGGTACTTTGGCAGCTGCCGAGACATATAGCGAACTTGTACGGATCCAATTAGTCGAGATTGCACGCCTAGCCTCTATTAGTAAGACTACAAACGCCGCTACTACTGCGGCTCTATTGCTTGAGTCTGCCGAGTTATCTATGGTCGCTCGCGTAGCCAAGGCTCAAGCCGAGGCCGATGCTGCCCGTCTAAAAGCTCTTAACGAGTACGCAGGGGCTTTAAGTAAAATCGGAGGCGGCGTAGATTTTGGCGGTAACAAACTCGGTACTCCGGTGCCTAATTTTATACCGCCTGACTGGACTAAAGATTTATATAATATGAACGATTACGTGGAGTTAAAACCGTATGGACCGTACGCTATGGGCTCAACTGGCGGCGGCGGTGGTCAGAGTGTAGACATAACAATAAACTCCGGTATAGGAGATCCTGAGGCTATTGCGAGAGCGGTCGAGGATGTACTTAATCAGTCAAGCTATAGAGGTACCTCGGTAAACCGTGGCAGTGGAGTATATGCAATATGAGTACTTGGCTGCCTGAGTGGAGGATCACCGTAGGCACTACCGTCTACGATAACGTTTTAGCCGTCAATATGGCTACGGGCCGCGACGATATCGACCTACAATGCAACGCAGGCTACGCGCGTATGGAGATCGTAAACCTCAATAACTCGGCCTTTGATATTGACGTAACCGATGCCCTTACCCTAGAGCTTAAGAATAGTGCCGGAGCATATGTACCGGTTTTTGGCGGCGAGGTATCAGATTTTGGTATCTCGGTTAGATCGCCTGAGGAGACCGGGTTTATAACAATCGGTAATATATTGGCCGTAGGATCTCTAGCCAAGCTAACTAAGGCCCTTTTCCCGGATGCCTTAGCTGAAGAAAATGACGGCACTCAGATTTACGACATACTTAACGAGCTCCTTATTAACTCGTGGTTTGAGGTAGCACCGGCTTTACAATGGTTTAACTATGACCCTACGACTACGTGGGCTAATGCAGAAAACGTAGGGCTAGGCGAGATAGATCAGCCCGGACTATACGAGATGATTTCTCGAGCAGCTGAGCCGGCAAGC